CCGCCGCAGGAAGCCGCAGCCGGTGAAACAGCTGGCCGGAGCCGCCGCACAAGACGCACAAGGTAACAAGTAACATAAAAATAAATTTTTACAGCGCAAAAGCGCAGAAAGGATGTTATAATGGCAGTAGATTTTTCCGCATTGGACAGAGAAGTTGATCAGGAGCAGTTGAGAAAAGACGTAGAGGAAGCAAAGAACAACAGCGGGGACATCCCCAAAGGAACCTATATTGTGGGGATTGACAAGATGGAGATCCGGGCCACGAAGGATGGCCGGCCTATGTTCTTCATTCAGTGCCGTGTCAAAGAAGGGGAATACAAGAATAAGTGTGTATTTATGAACCGGGTTATTTACGGGACAAAGAATGACGGCAGCATGATCCAGTCTGTTATTACCCTGCTTGACAAGCTGGAAACGGAAACCATCCCGGAGTTCAACGGGTATCAGGATTTTGTGGATGTGGTGGCTGACATTTATGAAGAAATTCAGGGCAAGGTTGAATGTGAAATTGAGTATGACAAGGACGCTTTCAACAGCATCAGCATTAAAGAGGTTTTTGACGTGTAAATTTTTTTCCTCTAAAAGTTAAGACTTCTTTACTTTTCCAGTGGGTAAGCAATTACCCACTGGAAGAAAGGAAAAAAGCCTATGTTGTTTTATGACTTTGAAGTTTTCAAATATGACTGGCTGGTAGTGGTCATTGACAGTGATACGCAGAAAGAAAGCGTGATCATAAATGACCGTGACCAACTTGAAGCCTTATATAAAGCGAACAAATACAATATATGGGTAGGTTTTAACAGCCGCCACTATGATCAATATATCCTGAAAGGGATCCTTTGTGATTTTGATCCGAAAGAAATAAGTGATTTTATTATTGTTCAACATATGGACGGATGGCAGTTTTCAAGGGAACTGAACAAAATCACACTGAATAATTATGACGTGATGCCGAATCCCCCCATCGGCCTGAAAACGCTTGAAGGCTTTCTTGGTTCCGATATACGGGAAACGGAAGTTCCCTTTGATCTTGACAGGAAGCTGACACAGGAAGAACTTGATCAGACAGTGTTCTACTGCCGCCATGACGTAGAGGAAACCATAAAAGTGTTCATTGAAAAAATTGATGATTTTCATGCTATGTATGGGATCGTAAAGGATTTCCCGGACATGGTGAACTTGTCAAATATAGGCGATACGGAAGCCCGGATCACTTCTAAAGTGCTGGGGTGCGTAAAACAAAACTTTCATGATGAATTTGACTATTTCTTTCTTCCCTGCATACAGCTGAAAAAATACAAGGCGGTTCAGGACTGGTTTGAAGAAAAGAAACGGGAAGCCCTGTCAAACAATATTCAGGGGAAAAACGATGCCGCAAAAAAGGCATGGTATAAAGCGCAATCTTTTGAAATGATTGTAGCCGGTGTTCCGCACGTTTTTGGTTTTGGTGGGCTGCATGGTGCGCCTGATAAGCCTATACACAAGAAGGGCCTATTGCTTCATGTTGATGTAGGCAGCTACTACCCTTCTTTGCTGCTGGCGTGGGAACTTGTCACCAGAGCAGCCACAAATGACAACTACAGACGTGTATATGACACCAGAATGAGCCTGAAAGCCGCTGGTAAGACGAAAGAACAGGCCCCATATAAAAAGCTGTTAAATGCCCTATCTGGAGCCATGAAGGACATCACTAACCCGGCATATGATCCACGGAACAATAACTGTATGTGTATCAATGGACAGTTAATGCTGCTTGACCTGATTGAACACCTTGAAGTAGTTCCGGGCCTTGAACTGATTCAGAGTAATACAGACGGCTTGATTATATGGATCCCTGATACTGACGAAGCCTTCAACATGGTGGATGATATTTGTTATGACTGGGAGTGCAGATGCAGCACTGAAAAATGCAATATCAGTCTGGGGCTGGATGTCGTTTCAGAGATATTCCAGAAAGACGTAAATAACTACTTATGGATTGACGCAAAGGGCAAAGTAGAACGCAAAGGGGCCTATGTGAAGGAACTATCCCGGATAGACAACGATCTGCCTATTCTGAACACCGCACTGGTGGAGTATATGACGCACGGGACACCGATTGAAAAGACCATCAATGACTGTACTGACCTGATCCAGTTCCAGAAAATAGTGAAATTGTCAGACAGTTATAAATGAATTTGTGCTATTTCATCAAGAGCTCATGCACATCAGAAAGCACAAAACTCAACACTGTAATTCAATGTTCGCTTCAGTTTATAGGCAAAGTTACATATAATTGTTTGAAATCAAATGTTAAAGAATAAGTAATTTGGGGAAAGTGATAGTTAAACAAAGTTAATTTATGGTGAGTAGAGAGTTACTCTTGGGATTTCAATTAAACTGGATGATATATTGTATAAAGCACAAAAGCCACTCAAAACGAGTGGCTTTTTCACATAACTACGCGAGAACAACAACAGTACATATATCTTATATTTGCCAAGGATTCTGATTGGGGTCATAACTCCGCATGAATGTAGAAACTACTATATCTGAAACAGGCTTCTTGTCTGGTCCTAATTTTCGTGGAATCTGAGGATTGATTTTAAGGCGAGAAGCATCCCTCAGCCAAAGAATCGAAGTTTCATAGTCAGTGATACGAGCTTGGCTCACATTATTAGGTGAAATCAGTTTATGTAGTTCGTACACTGCTATCCTAAGTATGTGTTTCTTCAAATTACCATTACGAGGATCATGCAAGATGATATTGAAATTTTCTTTCAATTCATCTGCATTAGGATTAATCACCGGATAGGAGACTTCGCCATTATATTCCACATACTCGGTAGAGGACAACTCATAGGTGTTAATAGAGGGGTCATACGAGCCGATTAAGCCCCAATTGTCGTTGTCGTGAGGGTTTGTATTCCAGTCTGTATTCTCTTGGCTTATAAGGGCGTAAAACAGACCATTGTAGCTTACCACTTCCCACGGCATATATGTCATATTCACAATCCAAGGAGCTGCGTCAACTTTTTCCCAACCGTTAACACCCGGTGCTCTAACATTATCATAGTCAATGCCGTTATATTCTATGCACTGGAAAAATGTATTGGCAAATCGTACAATGTCCCCCGGCATATAACTACCGCGCTGAGTATAAAATGGTACGGCTTCTTCATCTTGAATGAGTCCGTTGAATTCCATCCAGTATTCCAAATTGGCTGGAGCTTTGTAACCATTGATAGTCCGAATAGTCTTGTAAATTTTACCATCGTGATAGAAATGGGCTCCGACAGGATAAGTAATCTGTCGATTGTATTCAGCAAGATTCTTGCCCACCTCCAAGGCTTCTTCGACCATATAATTCTCGGTCAAATATTCCAATATGGATTCTTCAGCGGCTTCTTCCGCCTGTGCCAGACGTATCTCCTTGTCACGAATTAGCTGGCCGAGTGCTTCTTCAGTGACAATGCCCAAATAGTCTGCGTTATTTAGAAATCGTTTATACATTATTAATACCCAAAATCGCCATATATCGGTGTGTGAACAGTAGATATACCATAAGTTCCATGACGCTGGAATTTATTCCATGCCTGAGAGAGCAACAAACAAATCGCATAATCCAGAGCATCTGAAAGGTGTCCGTACTTTTCATATTTGATGCCCAGTTTTGGATCAGTTACTTTTGACTTATTTTTAGTACCATCTTCATTTTTCTTCTGATAGATTAAGTCTTCAGTCAAGCGTCTACATCTCATATCAATTTGTATTTCCCATCCTTCATAGCCTGTCAAGAGCTTGTTGATAAAATCCAGTCGCGCCACCTGAGACGGTTGTTTTGACAGTAATTTTTTTTGTGCTCTTAATGCCGGATTCAAATGAGATAAGATAATTGTATAGTTGTTAACCCCTTCCTCAGTCTGAGTGGAACGCGCAAGACCAGCAGGGTCTCCAGTTACTAATAGACCACCCATGTGTCTTTCGGTTAGATACTTTTGACTCAACTTATCTGCAAGTTTCGGAGTGTTATTCTCCTTATCTTCAGGCTTCCCTAAGATTTCCTCCAGCACATACAATTTCTTGTTGTCATAATCAACCTGAATAGCCAATGATGACATGAAAGGCGCAACGTTGAAGTCCCAGCTAATAATCAGCGGCTTCAGTGGGTCATAAACTTTTTCACGGAGTCCGTCAACCAGATGCTTTTCACCGTTAAAGTTGTAGTAAGCAGCTGCATCATTTGAATCAACATAATCCCAGTTGCCATATAATAGACGAGCCTTTACGGCAGGGTCTGTAATTTTATTGAGCGATGCTTCATATATTTGTCGGAAAGCAATGTCCGGATTATCAAATACTGAAAATGGAACATACGCCTCGCCCTCTTTACATACGATTGCATTACCTTCATCATCTTGAACAAATCTTGAACGAACCCAAGTTATACAAGGGTTGGTTGTCATCAATATCCGAGGATCCTTGAATGTTTCGTTAGTCTTCCAGCGAAGACGTGAAAACAATACTTCAATTGCTCGTTCAGAAATTTCAGAAACCTCATCCACAAAACCGATGGTCCACTCTGATGAACCCAGTCGCTCAAAATTGCTATCTGAAGGCAAATCTTCAAGTTCTTTCAATAGAATTGTCGAGCCATTCCAGAATGTCACGATACCTTCAAGGTTATTGATCTTATAGTTTTCACCTTCTTTCAATCCCCACTGCTTCATCACAGTCTTAATGGTATTGAAAGTTGACTCCTTCAAAGACTTGATAGTCTTACGAGCGATTACGGCTCTCAAATCGGGGAACCGCATACAACTACTTATAATCCAACAACTGCCAATGTATGATTTGCCACCACCAGCAGCTCCACCTCCCAAAATTAGCTGCGGGAGATTTGATTCGTGAGT